TTCCGGGTTCCAGCTAACGCCGTTGGGGCAAAGCACAGACGACAGCGGGTGTTCATTGTGGCCAACCGCAACAGCGGTAATCAGCGAGAGCGCTCCAAATCGGAAAGGTGGGATCAATCTGGCGAGCGCAGCGAAGCTCTGGCCGACGCCGAGAGCGGAACACGACAGCGGCAAACATCGGGGGCAAACGGACACGCTGCACAGCGCGGCGAAGCTCTGGCCGACGCCGACCGAGCGGGATTGGAAGAGCACTTCTCACGGCAAAGCGGACAACGCGCGACCATTGAGCGAGGTGGCAGGATTAACGGGTTCCGGTTCACTCAACCCCCGCTTTGTCGAAGAGTTGATGGGATACCCAATCGATCACAGCGCCTTAAAGCGTTAGGCAATTCGATCGTTCCGCAAGTAGTCTATCCGTTCTTTGCCTCAATAGGAGATACCGATCAAAATTTTAGAACATCCTTGTTACCCGTTGCCGAGCTATGAGGAGAGCCAGGCGGATCCGGAAGCGGTTAAGGAGTATCTGTTCAAGCGCAACCAGCTGATCGAGCTTGAGCACGCGGATCCGTGGCGGTACGGGTATCGGCCGAGCGTGTGGGAACTTGTGGAGGAAGAATTGCGCGCTGGGCAGCGGGAGATCCTGATCACTGGGGGTAACCGGGCCAGCAAGAGCGAGTATGCTGGGCGCAAAGTGGCGGAGGTTCTGGAGAGTGGGGAGAAGAAGAAGGTGTGGTGTCTGCAGACGACCGAACTGAACTCGGTGGAGATGCAGCAGCCGATCGTGTTCAAGTACATACCGCCGGAACTCAAAGGGATGAAGAAGGGACAGGTGGTCAACATCAGCTACACGCAGAAGAACGGGTTTAGCGAGAACAAGTTCATCATGCCGAACGGGAGCGAGTGCGTTTTCAGGAATTACGCGCAGGATATCACGGTAGTGGAGGGAGGCGATTGCGATCTGATCTGGTGTGATGAGTTGGTGCCGTTGAACTGGATTGAGACGTTGCGCTACAGGTTGGTGACACGGGCTGGGATTTTGCTGATCACCTTTACGCCGATTGAGGGGTACAGTCCTGCGGTAAAAGAGTTCATGGACGGAGCGCGGACGACGAAGTGGGTCTGGGCGGAGTTGCTTGGAGAGAAGGTGCCCAAGGTGCAACGGTGTGTGAGGAAGGGCTCGAGCATTATCTATTTTCACTCTGAGGATAACCCGTTTGGCGGGTACGAGACGATGAAGAAGACCTTGGAGAGCGCGCCTCGAAGTGAGATCAAGACGCGGGCGTACGGGATACCGACCAAGGCGATTCTGGCGCGGTTTCCGCGGTTCAGAGACAACGTGCATATAATCGAGCCTGGCCGGATCCCGAAGGAGGGGAGCAGGTACATGTTTGCGGATCCGGCGAGTGCGCGGAACTGGTTTTTGTTGTGGGTATTGGTGGATGCGCGTGGGCGACATTTTATTTACCGGGAGTGGCCGTGTGAGGGGAGCTACATCCCTGGAGTTGGAGATCCTGGTTGTTGGGCGGAAGCTGATGGCAGGAAAGCGGATGGGCGAGCCGGGACTGCGCAGACGAGCTACGGGTGGGGTTTGGAGCGGTACGTTCAAGAGATTAAGCGGCTGGAGACTCTAAAGGAGGATGAGCCCGAAGAGATCATCTGCCGGTGGATGGATTCGCGGTTTGGGAACACGCCCAACTTGAAGAATGACGCGGCGACGACGGTAATCGAGGAATGCGCGCTTCTATCTTTGTGTTTTGCGCCGGCACCTCTTGATCCGATCGATGAAGGGATCAGCCTGATCAATTCGTTATTGGATTTCGACTCTCAAAGTGGTAAAGAGGCTAAGCTCTATATCTCGAGCGAATGCAAAGCGGTGATCTTCGCGCTTAAAGTCTGGACTGGGAAAGACGAGAAGCTGGGTGCTTGTAAGGATCCGATCGATTGTCTGAGGTACATGAGTCTGGCCGGGTTAATGGACGTGGGCAAGAGTTTGCAATTGGTAGATCCGATCGGAACGGATGCATTATGAATTTTCCCGAACTCACAGAAGGTGAGGTTGAATTTTTGAGGCGAGCGGGAAAAGAACCGACTGACGAAGCCTACGTGCTGAGTATGCGCATTACGATGAAGGGTATGGTTCCAGCAACGCTCTATGATCCTAAATGGTTAAAACGCCTGGCGAGGAAAAATAAGCGCCTGCAGGATCAGCCGGACTTGGTGCGACTAAAGGCTCTGTACGTCTGGACACTAAATAATCCGCCTAAAAGGCTATGAACTCCATGCAGAAAGCGAATAAGATGTTAGCGGGCCTGAGCGAAAGTCCAGCGAAAAGAGAAGCACTTGAGGCTCTATCGCAAGCCTATGAGCGAATCGAAGAACTCGAGGAATGGGTTAACGGCGCGATTCCTTGGGTGAATGAGAGAGACATCAAGAGTTACGGCAGAAAGCTTCTTTCCAAGAAAGGATCAAGAAAATCAACTTTGCGGAAGTAAAACGCAGTTTTACCTGGGCCTTAACGGAAGCTAGCACCTATATCAGTTTCATCTCGACGCTGGACGATACGCGCTACTGTCGCTGGGCCGGCCAGACCTACGATGGACGCAAATGGAGCGCGAACACCGGCAAAGAGGTTTTTCCATGGGAAGGCGCCTCCGATATCCGGCCGTACTTTATTGACGACCTGATCAACGACGATGTGGACGTGATGCGGATGGCAGATAAGAACTGTCATATGCAGACGGTGCCCTCTAACAGTCTTTACCAGGAACAGGCGACGAGTACGACCGCGGTGCTTGACTGGGTGCTTAGGAACCTGATGGCTGAAGAGATGGACCGGGAGAAAACGCTGGCTGCGCAATGGCGGCAGCATTACGGCTCGAGCTTGATCGGTGTTGACTGGTACCTGGACTTTGACAGTGAGGTGGTCACGGTAGGGATGCAGGACCTGATGCAACTAGCCTTGATGGATCCGCAGTTGCAGGCGTTCTTGGAGTACTTGATGCGCAACCAGCAACGCTTAAGCCAGTCCGATGTCCAGGGAGCTGCGCAGATGCTGTCTATGTATTTTCCGGATCTGATGGCGCCGAGTCAGCAACCAGAAGAAGTCTTGGATCCAAGTACGAAGAGCAACGCACCGCCACCGAAACCGACTCCGTACACGGTTGATCGGACGGTGCGAAGTCCGCAGGAAGCGTTGATCAGCCTGATGCGGACCGGCAGCTTCACCTATGATCGGCCGTACGTAAAAGAGAACCGACCATGCGTGACAGCGTTGCGTACCTACCAGGATGTTTTCTTTTTCCGGAACACGTACGATATCCAGCGGTTGCCGTGGATAGTCAGGCGCGACGTGATTCCGAAAACCGCAGTAATTGATCGGGCCAGGTACGAGAACTGGGATCCGGACTTTACGAGTGACATTCTGGAGCGGGCCGGGAGCACTGCGCTCTTGAACCTTGGGTTGCAGACACTCTTTCGGTTCAGGGATCGGTTGTACGTCGATGAGATGAAAGAACTCTGCGAGGTGTATTATGCATTTCACAGAGGGAGCGATTCGAAGAACCGGCGCCAGATCGAGGTGACGATCTTTCATCCGAACTTTGAGTTGTTAGGGCGGCAGCTTCCCCTACCCTATCTGCACGGCAAGTATCCGTTTGTGTTGTGCGAACGGGAGAAACGCTCTCGCAGTGTCTTGGAGTCCCGCGGCGTTGGTGATATTGCGATGACGGCGCAAGCCGAGATCAAGCTGCAGAAAGATAGCCGGAACGACCGGACAGCATTGTGCACGTTGCCACCGCTCCAGGTACCACTGGGCCGCGGCAAACAACAATACAAACTCGGGCCGCGAGCGCAGTTGGGTGTGATGCGACCAGGGGAACTATCATGGTTGCCGCCTCCTCCGATTGATCAGACTACGTACCAGACCGAGATGAGTATCCGGCAGGACGTGGCGAGTTATTTCGGGCGCAACATGGAAGGGGTTGATCCCAACAAGGTGTTGCGCAAACAGCAGCGGCTGGTTGACGATTGGTTAGGCGAACTCCGGATGGTGCATCTTCAGATTTATCAACTGTGCCAGCAGTATCTGCCGGATGAAGATTGGTTGACTGCGAGCGGCGACCAGATCTCGGTGCCGCAACGGGACCGCAAATCGATTCAGCGGAACCTGAATCTGGTGCTCGAATTCGATGCCAAGGATCTGAACCAGGAATACGTTTTGCAGAAACTGCAGCTGATCCAGCAAATGCTGGTGGCAACCGATGCGGCCGGCGTAATTGACCGGGCAGGCCTGACCATGTATGCGGCTCGAGCACTTGATCCGGCCTTGGCGCGGCAACTGATCCAGCCGCAGGCGGCAGTTAGCCAGCAGGAAATCAACGATGAGCAGACACAACTCTCGAAGATCGCGGACGGCATCGAGCCGCCAATGTATACCGGCGGCCAGAATGCGCAATTGAGGTTGCAGGTGATTCAGAACACCATGCAGCAGCAGGGGTACGTCGATGCGCTGCGCCAGAACCCGATCGCGCTTCAACTTTTGCAACGACGTGTGCAAAACCTGCAGCAGCAAGTGGTCCAACAACAGAACGCGATTACCGGCAAGCTTGGTGTTGCGCCTGGTCCGACGCAAAACTTGGCTGGCGCACCCGGACCGGCACCACCGCCGAGCCAGTTGATGGGCGGAGGTACCTATGGTCAGGCTGGAGGAGGATAAACCCAACTTTGGAAGTTGAAAGTAACCGTTAGCGGCACCTTGGAATTTCAGATCGAGGAAGAACAACCCGGCTTCCTCTGGTCAGTCACTTACAACGGGATCACAACTAAGGATATCAGCATGTTAGTTCTACCCAACGATCACAAAGTCACCGCTTCCATCCAACCCGTCGACGCTAAAGGCAACCCGGCGACAATCGACGGTTTGGCCAGTTGGTCCAGTTCGTCCGCCGATATCGTCACGGTCGCCAACGTATCGGCTGACTCGCTTTCGGCTGACGTGGTGCCTGGCACGGCGTTAGGTACGGCGCAGATTAACGTGACCGCGGACGCTGACTTGGGCTCTGGCGTGACCACGATT